CCAATTTGATTCTTATATCCTGATTTTTGATGGTTAGGTACCATATCAGTTGAGTTATTTTCGCTTGAGCTATATGAAGGAAATAAATTTGCATTATCACATAAGTAAGCAATTAATCTTTGTGTGTAGAATTCAGCTCTATTTTGAATTTCTTTTCTTAAAAAATGAAACGCAGTAGCATCAACTGGAGTTGCATTTTCCCCTGTTTGTTGCATTGGGCCTTTATTCTTAATTGAATAAGCTAAGAAAGGTAAAGTCATTTGAGCTGCTTGCCAAGAAACACAAGGTTTGATATATTCCATTAATGTAATTTCGTCTGGGTTTAATGTTTGAGCACTATATGCTAATTCTAATTCTCTATAAAATTTAGTACCCAATATAGGTTGTATATGTAGGTCCTGTGCGACATAGGCCGACTGAGCTATATCTTTAGTATCCACGTTAGCGTTGAACACTGTGTTATCACGAATATATTCTTCAGAAATAAAAAGTACTGTTGCCATATTAGTTGTTGTTGTTTAGTTTATTATTTTTTCTTTTATAATAAGCTCTTTTATTTGCTTCTAATTGAGCCTTTTTTCTTTCTTCATCAGTATAATATTTTTTTACTGATTTAGGTTTACGTAATGCTTCTTTATGTTCTTCAGATAATGGTTTACCTTTTTTTAAAATACTGATTTTTTCTTTTGAGCTTTCAGAATGTTTCTTACCAGTTGAAGCTTCTCTTAATTTTTCTTTTGTTTCATCAGAACAAACTTTTCCCCAATTAGGATTATTTTTACCAATTCTATTTTTACTAAGTTTTTCTTTCAAATCATCTTTAAGAATATGTCCTAACCCATTTTTATTACCTACAGCTGATAAACTCATTTTCTTTTTAGTTTCCTCAGAATGTTTTTTATTTTTATTTGATGGTGGTTTATCACCACCATCGGTATGATTAACCAACGGTCCTTTACCTAAATCTTTCCTACCAATCCTTTCAATATACCATTTTTCACGTTCATAAGCTTTATCTTCAGTTAGACCTTCTTCAAGTATATCAACTATAAAACCATATTTTTTTGCAGTACTATACCAAAAAGTAGAACGTCTCTTATTAACAAAAGCTCGTTTACCAGAACCTTTACCAATATAAAATATCTCATTCTTCAATGGGTTGATGTGTGCATATATGTAGTATTTATTTTCCATTATGCAAATATACAATTATTCTTCATCTTGAGAAAGCATTATTTCAATTTCATCTTCAGTCATTCCAAATCCACTTGAAAGCAATACAGCTGCTTGACCTTTGGTTATTTTACCTTGACCATACTGACGCATTACTCTCAACAATTGAATATTTTCTTTACCAGATAAACCTTTTAAAGCATCGTTGATAGCCTTTGTTTCTGGACCACCTTCAACTGCCATTTGCTCTTTTGAAGCTTCAGCTTTTATCTCTGTAGCTATAGTTGGATTCAATTGAGCAATATCAGCATCATTAAATGATAATTTAACCGCCAATCCATTGATTGAAATTATTTCATTTAATAAACTTTGGATAACAATTTGAGCTGGTTGAATAACTTGTTGATTAAATAAATTAAACGCATAAGGGAATTCAGTTGCATTACCCAAAGAACCACCAGTCTTTAACCCCAATAGGATAGGGTTGATTTGAGCCGAATAACATAATTGTCGCTGAATCGTATCAGTTAATTGAAGGAATGTTGCATCCAATTTATTTGGGTCCAATTGAGTAATCTCTGGAGCCGTCTCTTTATCAGGTGAGAAAGTGGTAAGCAATTTTCCCGTGTTTGATGTCCCAGCAAATGAGTTATGAATTCCACGGATAATTGATTGTTGTTCTTCAACCGTTTCAGGCTCAAAATAAAATTGAATAAGCATTGAAGGATTGATTGAATTAACGATATTGCTACGGTGATAGTTAGCCATCTCCGCATCAATTATAATCCAATTAAGAGCACTTTGATAAGACGGTTCAGCATATAATCTCATACCAGCTGATTCAGTTTGGTATTGTAATATTTGAACTTTATCTTTTTTATTTCTTTGGTCAAATTTAGGATATTGAATTGTTGGGTAATTTGTTGAATAAACCCAATCCCAATTGTATAAGAAATTAACTGGTTCCATCTCCGAATCAACTTCATTAATACGTATTTTATCTGGAGATATTCTTTTTACTTTGATGATTTTTGTATTGTCAGAATTCCAAGTAATTTTTAAACAAATTCTTGAATGAATAAAATAATCCATTGCAACTTGGTTAATTAAATCATCAAATTGAAATAATAATTGATTAAGAGTTATTTTATCTTTTGCAGATAATTCTTCTTGTCCTTCAACTGTATAACCATTACCTGTTGTAAGCAATCTTTTCAATGAAAGAATAGCTGAATGCAATGGAGACTTCTTTACGAATTGATTTAATTCTTGAGGAAATAAACCATTCTCACCAAATAAATAACCTTTAGATGTTCTCATAAGGTGTTGGTATGCCATTGTATTATAATCTACATTCAGGTTAAACGATTGAATCGAAGTTCCTGTTTTCTTTTCAATTGAAATAGGTGCTGGTGTAATTTCTTTTTTCTTATTGAATCTATCAAATAGTCCCATATTTTTAATTTTTTAATTTATTATTTATAAACTGATGATACGTTATTATCTCCATTAACAATGGCTTTACCCGTTTGAATAACTACACCTGTTGTTGCCGATACACTCAAGGTAACAGCACTAGCTTCATATACATTATAGGTATACATACCAGTAAGTAAACTTACTTGTCCAGAAAGAGGTATAGGTGTTGTATCATCAATTATATTAAAAGAATTATATCTACATTTAAAGTTAGACATATCTTGCGCTGTAAAGTAAGTAAGTGATTTATTCAAATCATTTTCAAACTCAAAAAGATAATTTGGATTTAATAATGAACTTGAAGAAGTTAATTCTAAAATATTCAAGTTGCTTTGGTTTTTATTAATTACTATCATTTTTTAATCTATATATATAATTATATGATTATGTTGCTTGTTCACATTTTACCAAAAAAAAATGCCCCAATAAAGGGGCAAATTTATTATTAGGAAAAAAGGATATTATACCAATAATGCAGCGATGATTGTTGAATCAACCTCTGGCATCATATCTGGTTCTTCTGAAGTTAAAGTAAGTGAATACTTTGAACCATCAGCTTTCGCCAAACCTGAACCTTCACCAACAGCTGTTAAGTTAGCATAGTTAGTTAAACCTTGCAACCAGTAAAGACCATTCGCATCTTTTACGATAACTAATAGGTCACGTTGACCAGCTCCCAATAGTTGAATAGCATTTCTTTTTGCTACCTCTCTACGAGCAATGTTTAATGTTGTTTCGACAGTATAAAATGTTGAACCATTCGCTAAGTCGATGTTACCTGTTTCAACGAATGAAGCAGAGTTTTTATTGAATTCAAATTCGTAGAAAACTGGAACTGTTGAACCAGATGTTGAACCTGAAGTTTCAATTGCAGTTATTGTACCGTCAGTTAGAGTTGTTCCAGTTACAGATTCTGCATCAGCAACGTAGAACTTAAGTAAACCACCAGCGTTGTTTTCACAACCCTTTGAAATACAAGAAAGAATATTACAAGCCATAATTTTTATATGTTTAAGTTTTTTGTTAGTTATTAATTAAAAATAAAGGCCGCTACAATTGCAGCAGCCTTTAAGTTTATTTATTTAATGTTTGATTGATTAGCTCATCCAAACGATTTCTGAAGGATTAAGGATTTCATAACCAACAGCCAATAATACAACAGTAAGGATATTTGGAATACCTACAGTCTTTAATTGGTCAATTGCTTCGATTGAACCTTCTTCACTACCATCGAATGCGTAAACTAAGTTCTCAGGACGTGTGAAGACGATGTTACCGTCAGTCATACCTGGAGCTTCTACCATACGGTATCCAGCGAAACTCAATGGCATTTCACCAGTGATGAATGCTTGAGTGTTACCCAATGCAGCAGCGATTCTGTAAGCAGTAGCAACAGTTGAAGATACATAGAATACAGCACCAGCTTCTTTAGCTTTAACAGCAGCTGGAGCAGCGTTAATTACAGCAGAAAGCAAAGAGATTACGTTAGAAGTTGTAACAGCAGTAAGTGTAACATCAACTACTTCAGAACTTGCAGCCATTTTCTTTTCGATACCATCGCAAAGAGTTTTGTATGCAAAGTTACCAGTAAATGATGCACCAGTACCAGCTGTGTCACCTTGCCATCTGATTACAGCAAGTTCTTGACCGATTTCTTTTTGAAGTTCACCCCAGTAGAAATTCATATATGATTGAACATCATAATTGGTTTCACCAGCTCTCATTTGATTAACCAAGAAAGAAGATTCTAAGTCAGTTTTACAAACAGATACGTTTGCTTTAAGAGGACAAACAGTTACAGTTGTAGCTGAAAGGTTAGAGGCAGAAGCTGCAAAAGTACAATCAAGTGCTTGAAGTACAGAAGGGAATGTTGTAGAAGAAACTTTTGTAGAGTTCTTAACACCAGGTAAAACCTTGAAGAAACTTAAGTCTTCACCGCTTAAATAAACCTTAGAATAAAATTCTTCAGGATTTGGACACAATAGTGCGTTTGATGCAATTGTAAGAGAAAAATCTAATTTTTTCATATTTGTTTTTTTGTTTTAATTTTTTTGTGATATAGTAATAATTATAACACTTATTTTTTTGTTCATTTTATTTGTTCATTCTTTTGAAAGCTGAGAAACCATCAGCCAATGTAGCTGGTTTCTTTTCCATTTCAACTTCAATTTCTGGTTTGCTTGATTCGATTTCAGATTTAAGTTCAGCGATAAGAGCATATAGTTCTTCAAGCTTACCATCAACA